GTCCGCATACCATGTACTTTGACTATTTGTCGCAATACCAGGTAAAGCTCGCACTCCCACCCACAATGCTCCTGGAGATGCCAAAAACGCAGCATTGCGTGATGTTCGGATTGTTTGTAAATCCACATTAGTTGCCAAGATATTATACTGAGTAGTAAATGGCAACTCAAATTCCTGATACGGTACACTTGTGCGAGAAATGTCCACAGGGGGCGAACGCATTGATGGTAATGTGTTCGCAATCGTTATTGGAGAAAACATATCAGGGACCTCATCAGCATCAGTGCACCAACTAAAATCACTAGATTGGTACTTTGGATACACTGTATAAGATCCCAAAGTTGGAGGATAGGTCAAATACTGGGTAGTAGCTGACCAAGTTAAAGAGGCCTTTACAGTATCACTCGAAAAGCCAAAAGAATCAATGTCCGGATCCCAAACAACAATTGGGTGAAAATCAATAGGAACGATGTCACTCATAGGATTTCCATTATACCAAGTTATTTTCATACGCAAAGAACCTCTCCAAACTCGAAACATTTGCGCATACCATCCTAAAGTCCCACGCATCATCAATACACTTGGATCAAGATAACCCATAAACAATATACCTTGAGTTCCTGTGTCAGTTGTTGGATTATTAATAGGATTATAGGTATTTATAGTACGGACCATAGTATACCGCTTGATTACTTCACGCACAGAATTATATCGTTCTCCAAAATGATTAGGTCGTGAAGCGCTCTGAGACATAGTCTGTATTCCCAAACCAGATTGTGTCTGTGCCATAGTAGGAGCATCAACCAGATCTTGCGCACCTTGCGCTTGAATAGGACACCATGACAGATTAGTTAGATGCAATCCAGCAACCTCAAAATCATCTGCACCACAAAAGAACATATTTATCTCAATAGAACTTGCGACACCAGATGTAACAATCAAAGGATTCAAAACACGCAAAGTCCAAGTCCCCAAAAAATTTTTAAACAATTCAGAAGTTGAAAGATTACTTTGTGTTCCATTACACATCTTTTTATAAGTCGTAGAAGATAAAAAAGGAATCTCGAATGAATACGAGTGTGCCTCTGGTCCAAGATCCAATGCTGCACCATAAGATGAATAAGCTTGCTAATACCAGCAGGACCAGACCCAGAATAATCTCCAAAATGTACTCCAAACCACAACCGACCAACATGAAACGCGGTAGCTACAATATCAAAGCGCACACGCAAACCACCTCTCCAAAAGTAAAAGGAAGAGCTGCATACTCCATTAAAGTAGGCATCCAAAAAACACCCGGACCAGCAACTGCATTAAAAGGAGTAACACCATAGGAACCCATTCCGCCAGGACCCAACATTCCAGCTGCTAAAATTGTATTTCCAACATCCCCTGATGACCAGGAAATTTTCTGAAGAAATGTGGGCAAAGAAAACAAATACTTAAACTGCATCTCATCACGATCGGTCCCAAAATGCTCTGGATCAACCAAATTCTGTGAACTAGGCATAAGGGTTAAACGATTTAAAAATTCCAAATTAGTGGCATGATTCATGTATCCAAATGGTTTTAAAACACGATATTCAGGTTGCACTGATATGTTCACCTTGTCCATCCCAGAAACATTAGACTTAATATCAAATTTGTCTCCAACAACCTCATTTGGTAACGAAACATCAACACAACGATGAATTATATTCGTAACCTTTGATGAAACCGAGTTGCCATGAGCTACTAAATCTTCCTGCTCCTTCTTAAACTTCTCAGAAAAAACACCAGATGTAATAGGGTTCGTTGTTGGAACATGAAACTCACTATCCGGCAAAGAAACCCACAAAGAGACATTCAACTGTGTTGACGCTCCTGTAGCTGGTAACAATGGATTAAAAACCTGAACAACCACATATCCTAAATGATCAATATTGATAGCATCCCCAGATGTCAAATTAATATAATTTTTATAATTAACAAAGGGAATATTAAGTTCCGCTATAGTACTAACAGAAGGATCCAAGAAAATATGTTGAACACTAGTCTGGGCTGCTTTATTCGCTTCATGCCAAGTGTCAATTGTTTCACTATATGTTAGAGGAACAAAATAACAAACCAAACGTCCCGCATGAAAACGCGTTCCATTGACTTGAAACCGCAATTTAACACTTCCACGCCAAAAAGTAAAACGCTCAAACGGGATAGAAATAGTATTGGTGGTTAACAAATTCGGCATTATAAGATGTTTCAATAACAAGGCCTGATCACCGTCACTCGCAGACCAAACAAACGACTCAACCAAATTCCAACGACCAACCATTTCCTTAAGCCCCCAAGCAACATCATTCATACTAGCATGGGCATCTTGGGCAACAGTAAGCATTGATCCTCTATTTGCAACCTCGACTGTAGGTGGC